ACCTGTGTATCAAATCCACCCATAAGGGCTTGCACGCCTTGACCAGTAATGATTGAAGCATCAACATTTCCAGTACGTGATTCAGGATAGCGTGTACCAGTACGCAATTCATTTTGTAGAACTGCTTGCTCATTGAACAATGAACCAGATACTGGTAGTTCAACTCGGCGAACACCTGCTGGGTTCTTAGTACGGATAACTCCGTCTCCACCAAATTGGAACTCGTTCACATCGTCAGGGACAATCAGTGGTGACTGCACGGCTTTCTCTGTTGCTTCCATCGCAAGTAATGCGAATCTATTGCGAAGCAACTGAATACCAAGCACATCATCAAACTGTCCACGCATCTCTCCATCAACAGTTGGTCGCTTAGCAACTACAACCATCATCTTGCCAATAGGATTCTTGGCACGGGAGATAACTAGGTTCTGGCGGTCTGGAACGTAAATGATAGATTGATACTGGTCGTAGTAACGAATAATATCGAATCTAGCATTCATATCTTGGTCATAACCATCACGACCAAGTAAAGCGTCAGTATGCTCTGGGAACTGGGAAACCAATTCTGCCAGTGGCATAGAGTAACGCTTAGCAAAAGCAACGCAGCGTCCGTAGCGGTCAAACTCAGGATACGCCCCGACAGGACTTTCTACGCGAATACGCGGCAACTTTGCTTCAGTGTCCAGTTCAATGATGAACGGGACAAACCCAAATGTGATGTACCAGTCTGCGCCTGTATACATCTGTACTTGCAACTCGGAATTGTAAAGATAGTTAGCAGCAATGCGAGTACGGTTATCTGCTGCTTTACGAGCACGGTCTTTAACTTGGCTAACTACAGAGCAGTTAACTGCTGGTAGCGGTGCCATTACTTCTGATAGGTCACGGGCAACAATGTCAACAAAGTTAGCAACTACGTTTGTATCTACACCTTCAGGAAAGAAGTCAGGATACACACTAGAAATCTGACCTTGGCGGACTAGCAACACATCTTGGTGACGACCATCGCGCTCACGGCTACGGTCTTTTAAAGACGCAACACGTGCAAAGATTTGCTTATCTGTTAGCATTATTTAATTCCCTTTTTGGCAAGATAAGCAGATGCTTTCTTTGCTATTTCGGCTGCTTCTTTTTTGTTTATGTTTTGTAAACCAGAACCATATTTTCTAAAAAATGCATTTGCAATGTCATCGTTCTGCTTAAATGCTTCTCTTTGAGGCTTACTCATTTCAGCAATAATTTTATTAATGTTGCTTAATTCATTCTTTAATGGTGCATCTGGATTAGGTATATTTAATTCTTTGTCACGTTCTGCTGGAGTTTTTCTTGAACGTGCTTGTTCTGCTGCCTTCATAGCAGCCTTGCGTGAAGCATCTAGTTTAGTATCTTTTGGTATTGCAACTTTTGCTCGTTCAGTTGCAGCAGATGGCTTAGCAACTTGAACACTCGGCCCACGTTTAGGTCCAGCAACAGTAGTTCCTTTAGCAGCAGTTCCTCTTGGGAGTAATGGCTTAAGTGCTTCTGAAACTCTTTCATTACGTTCTTTTGCACGAAGCGCTCGAACATCTGCTGGGGTAACGCGGTCCTTTTGCATAGACTTAGTTACAGTCTTAGTGTCAGGCTTCTTCTTATAAAGATTATAAAGTTCTTTAGCAGGGTCTGCTTTTGGCGGACGCACACTACCAGTTTGACCTTGACTAGATACAACTCGCTTAGGAGGATTTGCTACATCTGGTCTGCGATTAGCACGACCAAGTTTAGGTGCACCAGTTTTCATCTCAGTTCTAATAAGTTCTTTGATTTCTTTTTGGGTAACCTTCTTGGCTGCTGCTTGAAGCAAACGCTTCTTTGCTGCGTTAGAGACTGCAGCACGGGCAATTGCCGCTACTACCGCTCCTGCTAATGGTGCTGGCATCTCTACTCCTTATCCGAATTGTTCTTGCCACTGTTGTTGTAGTGCAAGGTCTAGATTTACAGTTCCGCGTCTTGATAGTTGAGCACGTGTAGCCCAACGGTTTTCTGTGTATCGTGAGATAACGGTGCTCTGTTGCATCAACTCACGAAGTCTAAGGAATGCAAACCACATAGCCATCACGCAGTCTGTCTTGCCTTTGGTCTCGGGTTTCCAAGTAATGAGTTGTTGAATTAAAGCCTTGACTCCCTCTGAACCATCTGAGGAAGGAAACTCAATTGTGTTGTTCTTTTGGAATACTCCATCGTGCATAGTGCCCAGCATTGTTGACATAGATGCCACACCATGGGAAGTATCCCATTTGTTCTTTGCTGTAAAGTGAGGCTTTAGGCTTGTGCCGTATTGAGATAGCCATTCACGCAAATCGTTATCTAGTTCATAGGCTTTCTGGTGAGCGTTAATCTCAACGCGAATCTCATTAGGACGATACTTGATAGTAAACTCTTCCAGCATTGCGCGAATTTTTTGTGGTGTAGGCTCAGACATGTTCTCACAGTCCAGCACATACATTTTTCCGTCTGCTCGGTTATAGGTCATTGCTACAAACGCAGCATGTCCTCTGCCCATAGCAGGGTCAAATCCAACAACTGTATAACCTTCAACCTGAGTCGGATGTCCCACCGCGCCTGGTTTTAACGGACCACGCTTTCTCATACCCTTTACACATGACTGAACCAGTGCGGGTGGGAAGATGGAATCTTCTTCGACATCCTCCTGCTGATAGACCAAAGCCCAGGTACTAGGTGTTACTTCACCACGGCGCTTAAATAATGATGGGCCATCCCACTTAGGGTATAGCCCTTGCTCATCGGGTGTGTCCTCGTCTCCATCCCACGGATGGTCAGACTTAGGCCAAAGGGTTACCCATTCTTCTGGGTTCTTCCCATACTCCAAAACCGCAGGCATAGCCATGTAAGTAAATGGGCACTTACCATTAGACCAATGCTTCGGATTACGAAGTTCTTTATAAAAATCATTCGCCGCAATTCGTGTCCCTACAATTAGCAACTTGCCGTTTTTACCCAAACGGGTAATAACTTCCTTTTGTAACCAGTTAATCTGCTTATCCCACTCATGGGCGTTAGCGGTAGTAATACAGTCATCCAAAATAATCAGGTCGGCGCGGGCACCGTAAATCTGACCACCCATACCAAGTGCTTGGATAGTTGGGTCTTTCTCGGATGAATCTCTCGCATCGCCCCCAAGGTAAACCGTGTCTACCTTCCAGGTATCGGCATCTTGTTTCCAACCGCCCTCTGGGCCATAGGCTGTTTGTAACTTCAGCCAACGTGGGTGGGATAACCTTTGCTTAATCGCATACACGAACTCTCGTGCTTTGTTAAGGGTCTTACTGACCACAATGATACGCACATTGGGATTGAGGGCGATACGATAAGTCGAATAGTTAACAGTCACCACAGTGGACTTGGCGTGCTCAGGGGGTACGTTAACCAATAGGCGGTTCTGGTCTCCAGGCTCATACACCATAGAGTCATGCAGCCATGAAGGCTCATCGCCTTCTAGTAGGTCAATCCAATCCTGATGGTGGGCAAATACCTTCTGCCCCAAAAATACCTCTGAGAACTGGGAAAAGGAAATCTCATCCTTTGCCACCCCCAGGGCGACAGTGGACTTATTTTTGGCATCTGCCTTAGCATCTTCCAAATCACGGGCAAACTTCTTATCGCGGCTAATCCAGATACGCAGGGTATCTTCCTTATAGCCAATCTGCTGCATAGCCCTTGGGGCACCCATGCCCTCGGCTATCAGGGCTAAAACCTTAGCCTTTGCCTCCGCAGTTTTTTCCGTACGGGGGTTGTTAGTTTTGCTAAATGTCATTACTGTCCCATTCTACGGGCAGTATTTACCCGCCTGCAAACTTCCTTATCAGTCAGTTTGTAACAGACAGTAGATACAGTCTGTACGCAAGGGCCTGAAGCCCTTGCTATAGTATCGGCAATAAATTGCCTCTACTATATATTAATCCGTTCAACAGGCCATTCCGAACGCTTTACAGCCTGTGATTTACATCACAGTATAGTTAATATACTATAACCGCAGGTCAGAGCCAGTATTAGCAGTACTGGGGCATAGGCATCCCGTTGTACGGGAAATATTTTGGTAGAGATACTCTCTTACTACCAGTTACAGTTAATAACTCTGGGGTCAAGTAGACCCATAGAACTATACAGCAGGACACTGTTCTGTCAGTTACTGTACAGTCTGTCCTGTTACTGTACTGGAGTGATAGGAGACTATCTCGGCGCTCCATTTAAACAATACATTCCGCGCCCCAGTTTAATTTAAAATCCTAACTGGATAGTCTGGTTGATAATACTATGGGCATCAAGCCCATGAAAAGACTGGGCTTGACACCCATTGTGTGGGGATTGTGTAGTTAGAAAATATCTACCTACAGAAAGGAAGTTAATCCCATGTCTGATGAACTGACTGTAACCAACGCATGCTACCAGTGCATGATTCAGATGGAACTGTGCCCAGACTGCAGCGACCTACGGGACAGCCGAGCCAGTGACATAGCCCATGACCTAGTAGATGAAGGCAACCTTCAATACCGCCGTCAATGGCACTCAGTTACCGAACCATCTGCCCATGAATGGGTAGGCAGTACGACCAGAGTAGAACCTTACTTTGTCTACGCTACCCAAACTTGGGAGGATACTCGCGAGGAGTATCTAGAAGCAATCAGCCTAATAACTGACCGCATCTTTGACCTCAATATGGACATGCCACCAAACTCAATGGTGTGCCAAACCTGCCACTATACCTTCAACAAGCACGCTCAGTGCCCAAACTGCAACTAAGTGGTTATTATGAGTAAC